GTGGAGGGTCCCATTGAGTGGAGGGACGTTTATCTGAGGGCCTTTCTGAAAGCCGAGAAGCCCAGAAGCGGCTCCAAGTTGTCGAAGCCACGGTTGATCTATCCAAGGTCACCGAGGTATAATTTGGAGCTGGCGAGGCGGCTTAAGCCTTTTGAACATTGGCTGTGGGGTTACCTCCATGGCGGAAGGCTCTTCGGGGGACAGGCTAGCAGGGTTGTTGGTAAGGGGCTAAACCCACGACAACGCGCCAATTTGATAGTCCGAAAGTTTCGGTCGATCACTGACTGCGTTGTCTTTGAGGTTGACGGAGCTGCGTTCGAGGCCCATGTTGGCCCGGACCAGTTGGTTCTGGAGCACGCAATATACAACGGTGCGATCCGAGATACAGGATTGGCCCAGTTGTTGCGTGAGCAGTTGACCCTGAGGGGGGCACTGCCGTGTGGTGCGAAGTTTTCGCGCCCCGGGGGAAGGGCAAGTGGGGACTTCAACACTGGCATGGGCAATTCGTTGATCATGCTTGGTGTTGTTGTTGGCGTCCTCGAGGACATTGGAGTGAAATTCGATGTCCTCGTTGATGGTGACAACGCGTTAGTCTTCCTTTCGCGTCCTGACCTGGGGCGGGTTGTTGGTGAATTCGCACCCCGCGTACTGGAATCGACTGGCCACGAGGTCGTACTCGAACGCCCCGTTGACTACATCGAGGGGATCCGCTTTGGTGGGTCCGCCCCCGTATACCTCGGCCCTTCTTTGGGCTGGAGCATGGTCCGCGAGTGGGGCCGTGTTCTCTCTTGCGCCTTTGCTAGTCATAGGTGGTTGAGAGAGCCGCGGTTCGCTCGTGAGTGGATACGTGGGGTAGCCATGTGTGAGCTGAGTCTCGCGCGTGGCGTGCCCGTGCTTCAGGCATGGGCCCTCGGTGGCCTCAAGGCAACGGATGATGTGAGACGCGTGCGGAGCCACCCGCACGTGGACTACTTCGTTCAAGGCGCGTGGTTGGCGGGTGAATCGTCGTCTGTCCCTGTGTCGATGCAGGCTCGGATCTCCTTTGCTCGAGCTTTCGGTTTGGAACCCGAGGCTCAGGTGGCGCTGGAGCGCAAGTTGAGTCGGCTGGAGCTTGGTACGTTGCTCCGGTCCACTTACCAGTACCACCGTTCAGACAATTTTGAGCATTGGAGAGAGGAGCCTGGTATCCACGAGCGCTGGATGGACGCCCACGGCTGAGCTGGACCCGGGGAAAACCCTCGAGGTCAAGGGGGGGGGGGTAGGCAGTCTCCGACCAACTGAGTAGGTCGTTGGCTCTGAGATGTGGACGGGTTTGGTGGTCTGCCGTGGCACATCCTGACGAGGCATTAAGGGCTTAACAATCCCACTACCCCACTTCGGTGGGGCCGCCAACTATGGGGAAGCGGTTAAACTGGTTGCTGAGCAGGCTCTGGGCTCTGTCGGCGGGGTAAGGGACATGCGTGCGCGCCACTGTCCGCCACTTTGTTCACATCCAACCAACGTAAATGTAATCCGAAAGGGCAAACTGAGGCGGCCTCCGGGAGGCGTGGTGCGGTGTCAACTGCTG